CTGCGGCCAGACCCTGAATGGCGCCTTCGAGTTCGGCATCGTTGTTTGAGGCCAAAGGGATATGGCCATTGCCTTCGGAGTGTTTTGTGCCATCTACAATGAGGACCCATGCGTAACCGCCCGGCCTATCCTTGGTTTGACCTGAACCATCCGTGTAGACTTCTAACTTCATTCATCAGATTCTACCATACTAGCTCTGAGTTTGACAATAGCTTCTTCGTATATTTTTTGGACTTCTTCTTCGGTAATCATCAATAGTCGTGCTATTACCGCATCTTCAACACCTTCAGAACTTCTGGATATAAAACGCTCCAAGGAATTTCCTAATTTAGGACAACGAATATAATCTTCTTCTTCGCGAATTCTACGTTCAATATCATCTTTATCCATCTTTATTTTCTCCAAAACGACCAGAAATTACAACATTTTCAATCTTTTGCAACAATAAATCGTATTCTTGATTATTGTCCTCAACAAGTTTCTGTATTACGCCCATAGCTCTTATTATTTTCACTCTGTCGTCGATCAAGAAATTTAGCCTACTTACGGTTCTGTGTAAATCTTCTTTGTTTTTCCTATATTCAAATGTAGATGCAATGACATGTTCTTTCTTAAGGAAATCGATGTTCATTTCTATGATTTCTTTTGTTGTGGATAAGTTATTGATTTCTTTTTCAATAATTTCAAGGCCAGTATTTATGGTGTGCAGACGCCCTGATAATTCTGTGGCATAAGTTTCTCGTTGTTCTAATAGACGAGACCATTCAAAACCCATAATGATTAAACCTATAATAAGGACCGTCCGGAAAGTCCGGATAGCCTATCTATATCATATTCTTAAGACAATAGTTTGTTATGCTTTAGTCTATTTAGAGGTCCGGGGAGAATTTGCAAATTCCACGGCACATGAAGGCCAGATACATTTTCGCCCTGGAGAGGAACAATATGATCTACTTGAAGCTGTTCTTCACTTAACCATTGGAGTTCTTTAGCTAAAATATATAACTCTTCAATTTCTGCTAATTGCTCTTTACTTAGCCATTGAGGGGTGCGTTGTTTTTTGGCAGCCTTACGTTTAGCATTCCACGCTCGACGTTTTCCGGTATTATCTTTTCTGTACTGTTTGTCGTATTCTGCTTTTTCAATTTTATGATCTGGCCCATACGTCTTCTGATATAGAAGTATTTCATCTCTATTGGTCAAATAATGCTGTCTATCGTATTCACTTTTTGATTCAGCGTTTTGTTTTGCCCTATTTGCTCGGCATCTTTTACAAAGTGTCTGCAATCCATCTATTTTTGACATATTTTTATGAAATTCGCCACTTTTCCTGATGGTCCGACACCCGTGGCAATATTTCATATTAGTTCAACTGTATCAAAAATCTCTTGTAAAAAGAAGTTTCACGTTTAATGGAATCTGATTTTTCTCGTTTAATATAGAAATTAAGCGTTTGACAGGGTTCACAGTCAAAGCCCAAAACTGTACTGTAACCGTCATTTCCGGGTACATTGCCATTGGTTACAATTTTACCAACATCGTATTCGGTAGGCGAATGATAATGACCGCCGCGCATGAATCTGATGGGCGTTTTAAGCTGATTTACACGTTTGGCCATTAGACTTTCTAGTGCTACTCTGGTATTACCTTTAGCATTATCGTAGTGCTCATAAAGAACCTTCTCGCCATAGATATCGACCAATTGATAGGGTTCTTCGGGGATCTTCCAGCTGATGTTCTTAAGGCCCGCGACCTTACAAAACTCTTCCATGGTCTTATAAATGATCCACGTAACATTCTCAGCACCCGGTTGATTGTAAGTTCTATGCACTTCAGTTCGGTCGTGATTGCCTGTAACTCCGATACATTCAATTTCGGCACCTAATTTGGCTGCAGCATGAGCTACGGGAACAACGATCAATTGAAAACAATGGGTTAGACATTCCTGAACTTGGCGAGAATTGCCAAATTCGCATCCTTTGGAGGATTCCGTTCCATGCATGGTAGCACTTTCGATCATATCGCCCAGAAAGGCTAGAATTATCTTATCAATTTTGTAGTGTTCGGCGGCTCGCTGCATTTCCTTGATCGTGGTGTCCGAGATCTGTTTTAAGCGCCTTTTAAGGACTTCATTGTTAAACGTTCGAGTTAGCTTACCAACATGAACATCGCTAATTAAAAGCTCAAGAGTCATACCCTTTTTGCCCTTTTTGAACTTAGGCAATTTTACCGCTTTTGGAGTTACTAGCTTGTTTAGCTCTTTCGCAGATCCCTTGATGGCATCTACAATATCTTCTCTCGACAGAGACTGATCTACAAGCTTTTTCAGATCCTTAGAATTTAAAGTGCTGGCCCTCTTGGTCCTGGCCACATCTTTGTAAAGTCGTACATATTCACTAGGATTGTCTAGGCGATCCCTATTGCGATGATACGATTTTTTGACAGAGTCTAAGGTCCTGTCTTTTTTGAACTTTTTATTGAATCGCTGAGTAATATCAGACCAATCAAGACCTGCCTCTTCTTTCAGCGATGAAACATATGCTATTTCTGCATCGGACATTTTTTCCGGTAACATCATATCTAAAAGATTCCTTCTCGTGGGTCCAAAAAGAGGTCGTAGTACATAGAACTACACTTAGTCTACTCTGTATACAGTAGAACCTCAAGATATTTATGCGGTAGGTGAAGAATTATCTGCTGCAGGAGCTTCGGATGAAGCCTCCGCAGGGGCCGATTGTTCTGCTGGAGCTGAAGTTTCAGAAGCAGGAGCTTCGGTCTTAGGAGCTTCGATTGAGTAAACTTCAAGGACTTCAAATTTTAGCTTGCCTTCTTGAATATCTACAATATCGCCAATTTTATGGTCTCGGATCTTATCTTGCACTTCAGGCTGTAACGCAGCAAGGGCAAACTGAAGACGCGGATTAACAGCATTACCTTGTTCGTCCAATTCACGACCAACAACGAAGGAGTTGTTAGTGACAGTATCTTGACTTACAAGAACGCCTTGGGCGATAAGACCATCTACTTTTTGTTTCAAGTCTAGGACGTTATTCTCAACCATGGCTTTAGAAACGTTTTCGTCAGTTAGAGGTTCTCCACGTTGCGCAACAGCTTGAATTGATGAGACCTTATTACCGAGAATCTTGAGAGCTTCCTTGGCAACATTGAGGTCTTGCGCGACGCCGTTAAAAGCTTGATACATGGACATAAGTCCTTTTTCAAGATCTTCGATACGTTGTGAAGCGCTCTTGGGGGCTGGATTTTGTTGGGGTTGGTTATCTGACATGTTATCTCCTTGTTAATTTCTTTTTGTTAAATACGATTATATCATTGCTTAATTTTTACTTGACATCTAATTCTTAGATGGCAAATTTTTGACTAATTCTATAAGCTTAGACATGCCGCCGTTACTATTTACCGTATTGGCATGCTCTGCGGCCAACATAGCGGTCTGTTCATATGTTGCCATGGGCAATGCTGCTGCTGACTTAACGGTTCTCTTGCCAGCTTGGCGAGCTTCCGCAGCCCTCCAGTGATTAGCAAGCTCGTCCTGAGACATCTGACTAGGATCTTTTGTTAAAGGTTTGTAATCAGCATCTGGATCTTCTGTTTTAATAGCAGATGATTGAGCTGAAGTTTTCTGCCTAGCAATTGGTCCGGTGGGCCTAGCCGGTAACTTCTTGGCAACAGATTTTTGGCTAGAACCTAAGCTTATTTTGTTTAAACCTTCTCGACGTGGTACGTTATCAACTTCTTGCGTTGTTTTTGTAACTTCAGGAACAAAACGATCGGAATTTTCAGAAGCTCCTTTGCTTGCTGCAAATGCTAATTTTTTAAGAACATTAACTTCTACTTGGTTAAAAGGAAAATCAATTTCTAAATGTTCTATCGTAGAAGTATCTTTGCGCATGCCAATCATAATTTCCATTTGTTCTTTGGCAAATCTACGGATTTGATTTTGTACAAAACGTGAGGCGATGGGATCAGCTCCAGAACCCTCGAAAAGATCGTTATTGATTACCATCTCATAGAGACGACCCTGTTCCAAACGAAGCCTGGCATCTGATAGGACTGCCGAATAATCTTCTTGTTCATCATCAATTTCGGGCAATTCAAACTCCTCAGCTTCTATTGGAGCTGGCGGCTGTTTCTTGGATTCAAAAACTTTTTGCATAGTAGGAGATGGCTTATTTTGAATCGGGGCGGATGCTGCGCGAACATGACCCTGGTCAGGCTGCCATTGTCCGTCCACTCGACTAACTGGATTATCAATAAATCCATCTTCATCATCGTCAAAAAAATTATTGCTCATTTCTTATTCTCCTTTTGAAGTCTCTTAAGGAAGGTTTTAAGTCCTTCGATTTCCTTCTTAATTTGGGCTATCTGATACTTATTCATCTCACCGGCGGGAATAGCATCTTTTATCATTTCTTCATGATTTTGTTCAACTACCCATTTGTTAAGCGTTAGATTCAACTCAACGATTCCGCAGCCTTTCCAACATTTGGCATGCTCCTTAAGAGCATCTATTGATGGATATATTTTATTTCCATCACTCGCATTACCAATTTCATGTTGGAAGTCAATCCCACATGCGTATACTTTAATCGATTTTTTTTTCATTTGCAACCTTTATTTTTCTCATATGATATGCTAATGCAATACATAGAGCATCCGCCAGATCTTCGTCGCGTTTGCGAAGCGGTTCTTTAAAGAATTTGCCAAAAGTTTCGTTGGCAACTCGAATTGCTACATGCTTTTTTGTGATCTTTCCTATACGTTTACCTGCCTCATTGTAGGCTATCTTGGTGTTATTCTTCTCTTTATATTTCTTAACTGCCTTATTATGTAGAGATTCTTCTTTGGTCATTTTTGCACTTATAATAGATCGCCACTCGCCCGTCATGAGGTATACATTCTTAATTTTGGTATCTTTTATCAATTTGGCAACTAGAAAATGAATCCATTCCAAGATCTTTTGACTATGGCTCGATTTACTATTAGAAGCAGTTTCTTCTATAACCAGAATATCTGGATTTAGATTATCGACTAAATTCCTAATTTGACCATAGCATTGATATGCCCATTCCACGAAGGCTTCAGGGTAGGGTCCATCAGGCATGGGAACCTTGGGGATCTGACCATAGCTTTCGGGCACAATGGACTCTTCAGAACTCACCACAAGGGCATAGCCCGTCTTTGTGCTTATATCCAAACTAAGAACTCGTTCACTCACTACGCATCTCCGCCCTTATCCTTTACGCGTTGGATAAGATATCGGATTTTGAGGCTGATGGCCTTTTTAGCATCCTTGTATGGACCTTCAAGTTCTGCCTTTTTTTCATTTACTTCTTCAAGAGCAGTATCGTCTTCTTTTGCTTTACTGACCTTTTCTGCTTCCTTAGCGTAGGTTGAAATGCGCTTCTCCAATGCATCTAGCGATAGACTATCTACCTCCTGAGCAAAATCGGGATATTCCTTTTGAACTGTTTCTGTTACTGTTTTCTTGGGTCGTGCCATGGTTACTCCTTGTAATCGATTTTTACGATACGTTTTAGTAAGTTATTTCCGCTTAAATAATTAACTACTGCTTCGAGCATTGCGACGGTAGTATGGTGATGATTTTCCAGTCTTTTGCTAGATATAGTTAATGGAAGTTTTTGCGATGCCATTGCATCCTTTGCTAAACTAATAATCATTTGTACATCGGTGTATTTAACCAAAAAATCTAGCTTTGTAAAGAGAAAGTTTTTATCGTATATAGCTCTAAGATATGCTCGACGATCCTCTAGGGACATATTTGATTCTTGTTTGAAATATTCCGCAAGGTCTTGATCAACAGATTCTTTATTGGTCATTTTAACTATTTCCTTTCAGTATATTATCCAAAGCCCAAAGTGGCTGCAAGTTGGTGTAATGACAAGCTTTTAAAAATTCTTCTTTATTTGATAAATCAAATTTTGATAAGGGAACAATGTGGTCTATATGCCAACCCTTAATTCTGTGGTTCTCCCACGTCATTCCTGGTTGAAACTTACTTTCTAAGTATATCTTTAATTCTCGAATTGAGCAACCTAAATCTTTTACGGCGGACCCATTTTTATAATTACTTTTAATTGCTATCAATAGCCTATTTCTTAGGACTTTCTTGAGTTTTAATAAGGGATTGTTAATCAATCTATCAGCCTGCTGTTTGGTTATCTTTGCTCTATTTTCTTTTCCATATGTCTTTTGATAAGATTTGCTATTATTATGATGTTTAGCCACTTTATCAGGATTATCAGCTCTCCATTTTTTTTGATATTCATTTTTGTGTTTTTTGTTTTTATCAATATTTTTGCTATTCCACACTTTTTGGGTTAAACGAATCTCATCTTTATTAATTTTATAATATTCGGCATTATAAATTTTAACACAATCTCTACAGACAGGATTCAGCCCATCTGTAGTATTTTTATGGGAACAAAAGCTTATATATGGCTTATTTTGTAAGCATTTTTTGCAGGTTTTCATTGGCTCACATGACTTTTTTCTTTTTCTCTAATAACTAAAATTTTAGTATCTATTGTTTCGGCAATGATAGGGTTGTGATCCACAATGATTAATTTCTTATTTATATTCGCATTCTTAAGTACTTCTATGGCCATCTCTATGCTTATTGTATCCAGGCCCGTAAAAGGCTCATCCATGATGAAGATATCAATCCCCTTACCGGTTTTATTTTCAATCAGATCGATAACTGCTAAATCTACTGCTAGATCTACGGAAGAGCGTTCTCCACCAGAAAGACTTTTTATTGGAACGGCAATATCGCCATCTATACTTATGGAAGCATTAACCTCTTCCTTAATCTTGCCTTCTTTAGTTTCTTTTGTGCCTTCCAGTTGTAATGTGGCATTTGACATATTGGGAATGCTGCGAATGATACGGGTAGCAGTGTCTCCAATGATTTCCAGAGCATCGTCGAATGAATACGAGATGTAGGTTTTTATTGCCTTTTTCAATTCCTCGGCCATCTCAAGTTTCCTTGCTTGACCAATTATGTGCAGGGCAAGCTCTTCAATTTTCTTGTGATGTGTTTGTTCTTGTACATGCAATGTATTCTTTGTGGCATCATGTCTATTTTTCATCTCTTCGTGATTCTTCATTTGAGCAATAGCTGATTCCAATACTCTGCGATCCATATCTGCTTGTCCGCGCGATTGGGATATAGCTTGGGAATATTTTTGTAACAGTTCTTGCTGTTTCGCCGCAAAACTATCTAAAAGAACTTTAACCTTCATACCATTTTCTTGATGGTGGGATGCAGCTCTAGATTTTTCCTCATCGAGAAGAACTGCAAAGTTTCCAATCTGAGTGTTAATCTCAGGAACCCCGGTGAGCTTCAAATTTAGATCAAGTTTCAAAGCTTCGATTTCTTCAGTGATTTTGATGATTTGAGTCGCCGCTGCCATGCCGTGGGTGATTTTTTCTTTGTATAAGGAAATGTTGGTTAATAGTATAGCTTCAGTCTTTTTGGCATTTTCCGTTGACCAGTTCTGTTCACAGGTGGGGCAGATAGAATCTCTGACTTTTTGAAGTTGCGCCATGGCCGTTTTGGCTTCTGCCTTTGCAATCTCACCTTGGTTTACTGCTTGGGCTAAGGAAGTCTTGAGGAAATTCTTTTCATAGATCTGTTTTTGAACTCCAGCCTGACGTTCCTTTTCGGCCATGTTAATAGCTGAAAGTTGTGTATGAAGATCATTTAAAGCCTTTTGATGAGCGTTTAAGGTTGTATTATCATAAGCCGGGAATTGGGCACTGGGCCTTTTCTTGTCAAGTTCGGCGCTTGATGCCTTATATTCATTTTCTAAGGCTATTAGAGCTGTCAAGGATGCATCCGATTTGGTCTTTAAGGCAACGATAGTATCTCTATCTATGTCTCGCACTGGAGATGGTCCTAGAGCGTCAAGGGCATCGCAAGTAGACTGATGGGCAGCCTTGAAAGAATCAAGAGTAGCCCTATCTTTCAGGGTCTTTTCTGTAAGCTCTTTGATGTTTTTCTCAATGATTTCAAGCTTTAGGCGATACTCTCCGAGTCCAAGGCAATCGGTCAAGAACTCATTCATATCTTTTGGAGTAAACTGTAAGAAAAATCCACCCTCTTTTTGTCTCTTGTGCAACATTGGACGAAATAAATGGCGCGGCATAGCCAAGATTTCATCTAATTTCTCTTCTGACAGCTTGGAGCTGCCCACTGTAAGATCTCCATCGATATCTACAGAAAGCTTACCCTTTATTCGACTGATTTTAAGATCTTTACCATCTAGATCAAATGCGCCGGTCACACTGATACTGTCTTTGGTAAGACGAGATTGTAATACTGTGTTTGGAACTTCATTTAGACCAAGAAGGTAGTCTAGGGCATTAAAGATAGTTGTTTTGCCAGATCCACTGGAGCCGCCCGTATTATTGTTTTGTCCGTCAACCTGAATTAGATTTCCGAGATCGGTGAATACGATCTTTTGTTCTTCAGTAAATCTACCAATTCCACTGAATTTAAGTTCTTTGAGTTTTAACATTACTAGTAATATATCAAGTATTATCTAGAAAATCAATAAATTTATTCTTTTTCTCGATAATCTTTACTGCTACGTTCTTCATTAAGCTCAATAATATTAGGTATAATTTCCACGGCCTTAGCTTGAAATCCGTTGTCTACGGTGACCTTCGACAAGCTAGTCGGAGCACTTAGCATTTTTTTCATCTCTAATCCACATTTATCGCAAACTAAAAAGGGATGCGCCTTTCGGGCATCCCTTATAAATTTCTTCACCGTGTGATTACACGAGCAAGAATATGCTATTAGCGGCATATTACCATTTCATCGGTAATGCGTGAGTATTTGCATTCAACAATGACTCACGCACATCATCGGCAACGCTAATGACTTTTTCAAGAGTCAAAGACGTATCTAGAGCACAAACCTTCTTTTTGTCTGTGACTGCCATATCATAACAAGATTGTCCGAAAGATCCGCCTTCAGATAAAAATTGTGATAAGGAAAGTTTACGACCATCTTTGGTTGCGATATTGACTCGAACATTCATAGGAGCTGAATTAAGAGGACAATTGTCAAGGTCATAGGAAATAGAAAGACCCATCAAATTGATGTTCTTCGTGGTGACACCATTTAGGCTGCTATCGCAACGCAAAGAGACCACGCGATCGGCATAGCCTTCACTAACAGATTGGCTACCAGTGAGCCACATTTCTGAAGCGTATTCTTTTTGATAAGAAGCCAAAGTTTGCTTGCCATTGGTACGGTCTACCGTTTGTTGATCAAGTTCATTAAGACGAGAAAGCCAAAAATTATATCGACTATCCAGTTGGCTGGGCTTTTGGCCGCCAAATTGGCCTTCCATACCACCAGCTGCACGATGGCTCATCAAAACACCATTTTGAAGTATCAAACGTTCTCCGAGGCCTTGAACGATTTGAAATCCCATGCTAGCTGCGAAATTAGTTACAGTATTGATGGGACGACCAAGACCTTGCAATCCTTGGATAAGTTCGAGACCCGCTTGGATGCTTCCGCCCGGAGTATTCATAAAAAGATAAATCGGTTTACGTTTCAGGCCGACCTTAGAGGTCAAAGAACCTTGATCATCAAGTTCTTTAGCTTTAACAAGAACTTCGCCAATTGATTGGCCGGTAACTTCACCAGCCAGAACGATGGTATTATCGGATGACAACACAACAACTGTATTGTCCTTCTTTTGGGTTTTTGAAATCGAATTAGCCGAGATCAATCCGACAGTGCTCAACACTGCCAAGGTAAGTAAGTTTTTATTCGTTGTTTTCATTAATATTATCTCCTTGTGTATCTGGTGTTATATCTACTATATCATGTTTCTTTGGTAATTTGCTATTCTCTTGTTCTCTACGTCTAGAATCGGCGAATTGTTTCAGCATACTACCAATGGTTTTATCCTTAGAATTGGGGGTAATTTCTAAGGAATTTTCTCCGGTTTTTTTGATCGTCACTCCTTCGCCAGTATTTATCCCAACCATAGGTCCTTTTGGGGCCTTGGGATCGGCGTTCATAGAATGAAGCATCTCTACTACCTTGAAATACTTATCCATTTCCTTTAAATCAATAGATTTTACGATATCTTCATCTCCGGAGGCCAGATATTGGTTGATTTTATCTCCATGTCTTTTTTCAAACATGTGAATAATACGCAGCATATGATCCTGACTAGCGGCCTTTGATTCCAGTATGCGACCCTTCATGGAAGTTTCCAACTCCACCAAATAGTCATGACGCATTAAAGGCCAATTAAATTTATCGGAAAGATACAGAATTAAGGTCTTATTCGTTCTTACGATAGTTGCAATGTCCGTATAGGTTTTACCCGAAAGATATAAATCCATGATTTTGCGCATCTTCCCTTCATCAATCTTATCAAGTCCAGGCATACCAGCTTCGATAAATTCGTTAACTTTCACAAGTTCTTTTGGGGATAGATCTGTCTTGGATTGGTCGACAGTGGTAAGATTTTTATTATCGCTCATTTTTTTTACTCGTGTATGCTATTTTATCATTAAAGTAAACTTCTACCAAGATGCCGGTCCAAAACAGATTCGCTATAGAGGCACTTAAGGCCTCAAATCGCTTGTCTATGTTAGAGTTTCCCTTTTCTTGATCAATGTCAAGCTTATAAATGACTTTAAAGTTTTTCGTTTGTGGCGTAAGTTGATATTTAATTTGTATATTTTTATTATCTTCTTCTGCGCCTATAAGACTTTCTGCAGAAAAATCGTAATCAATATGGGCGGTTTTAACACCATCAAAAAATACAAAGGGATACATCTTTAAATTCTTAGCTTGTAACTCATTAATTCTATTACTAACCATCGTGAGTTTAGCCATTTCCCTGACTGTCTCAAGGGATTTAATTTCTTCTGGAGAATTATCGTCAGACAAGACCCAACTCCTTTGCGTATCCAATCAAGCTATTTTTATCCATGGTGGAGACGAACATGTTTCTCATAAAATCTTCTAAATTGGTACCTGTTTTGCGATTTTCTGATCTAGATTTATCAGTTATCTTTGTTTTGATAGCCACCTTGCCCTTAAATTTAATCTTTTGCTTTGAGATCCAGTCTGATGAGCCTATAAGTTCTACGGCAGAACGTGAATTTTCTGGAATCACAGGCTCTTCATAGCCTTCCTGCCATGTAAAACTTAAAATAGGAATACAAACATCATTAGTAGGAATTAAGGTTTCTTTGAGAATCTTTCCGCTATCATCATGCTCGAATAGCCAGATACCTTTTATTTCATTACTATCTGAGATAGAATCCCAACGTGCAGTTCCGGGATAGATTACCTTACCGAAACGCTGCATGGCATGGATATGTCCACTGATAATGATTTCAAACGGTAAATCGTCCGGATTGATACCATCGGGGGCATAAAAACCATTCTCGTATTGCGAACCGGCAAAAGTTTGGTGACAGACAAGGGTTTTAACGCCTTGTTCTTTAAGACCAAGCGCCAATTCTAGAAATCTTTTTTGATCGTGAACGTAAGCCATATAGCCTATAGAGCCGACTATCATTGCGGTTTCCACTATATGTATATTTTTATTTTTCAATTTACTGAAAACACTGAGAGCATTGCTATTCGAACCGTAATCCCCAGACTGATCATGATTACCCACTAAAACGTAAGTCGGACAAAGATCATTTAAAGTATCAAGCCAATCAGTCCAGAATTCCAAGACTTCTAATCTGAGGACTGAATGTGTATGAAATAGATCACCTAAAATTTCTATTCGATCGACCTTATGTTCAAGAGCAATATCAACAACAAATTGCAGAAGTTTGTCTGACTCATTGATGTTGGATGGGCGAACGTGCGGGTCTCCCAAACGGAGAATCTTAATCATTCAAAAGATCCTTCTTAAAGAATAATTTACAAGCACCTATAACAATTCCTACACCAGGAACTACTAAAACGAGCAATCCTAGATACCATGCCTTTTTAAAAGCAAGAACTATTCCATAAAGACTTAGGCTGAATGAACTTACAATATATAGCAATAAACCCAACGTAATTAATAGATTCATAAAAATCTCCTAGGTAGGTGAAAAAAATTCGACATAAGCAGAATCTATAATCATAAATCTTCCACCTACTAGATCGCTTTGTAAGATGGTCTTTGCCCATGGAGCTGCATGAAGATCGTTTTCCTTGAAGTAAGCTTTATGGCCTTTACGTACCACGCGTCCATCGCTAAGCAGGGCATCCATCAAAAGAGTTAGGCCCTTGACGCCAAGTTTCTGACTGGTCATAGCAAAACCGTTCTTGATTTCTGCCTTAAGATCTTCTTTTTGATATACTTCTACAATAATCCTGTTGTTTACAGATACAGGTTTATCTAGCTCCAGAATCGTCATCTTTGTCTACCTCTTTATTTGGACTTTTACTGTCTTGCAATATGATAACAAAATATGCTATTCCGCACAAGAATAAAAACGCAAAACCTTTGCCGGCATCGACTAAAAAGTCATTCACCTTGCTAAAAATAGCCGGATCTATTGCATTCACAGCTTAATACCCTTTAATTTTAGTATTTTACGGTAGATTAATGGAAGATTCTTAGCCAAATTTAACATACGGCCTGTTGTTTCGTTTTGTATATAGGCCGCTTCGGTGTCTTGTCCAGGATCTTCTGTTCGATCGTAAAGATTCAAAAAGTTATCCCGATCCTCTGGATCTGGCTGTTGTGCTGTAGCGCTAATTGTGCTTGCGGCACTCATGAGATAACTTAACTGAGAAGCTATTACTCTTTCCTTCGGTATACTTTTGCCATCTTTTTGGTCCTGCTCAAAACTATTATTTACTGCGTGCGCAAGCTCATTCACTTCATCGATACCTTTTCGGCCTCTGATGGAATGTGCTTTATAAAGAATACGTTTATCGGATGGATAAAAATGCAACATCGTTTCACTATATGCATCAATTAAATTCCCCACCATACGGCCGATGCAGACTCCACGAAACACTGGTGAATATGGACCGCACCACTTGTCAACTCCAGCAGCAAGACCTTGAGCGCAGATTCCTATCATGTCCATTAGAGATAAATGGCTCTTTGGAGTTTTCCTATAAAATAGTTTGGCTCTATTTATGGCCAAAGGCATGTTGTTTTCAATCAGAATAGTTCTGGCGGTATGAACTCGTTGAAATAATTGATCTGCTCTTTTGGGAAATGGACCAAGCCAATTTTCCTTAATAAATTTAATAAGTTGATAATTAATATTGAAACTTTTTAAAACATCAATATTATTCTCTTTTATGGATGGTGTAATTTTTTTACTAAAAGTAATCGCTGTTTCCCTAAAATAGGGTCTAGCCGACAAAATATTTTTATTTTGAATACAAATACGTTGTAAAAATTTCTTATAGATTTCAGTAGCTTGTCTATATTTTAAAATAACTTCCTTGAATTTTCGCTCAGCATCTAGAAGCTCTTCCACCTGTTCGGCTTGGGTGGTACCATCCTTATTGTTCGCCAAAGACCTAGTTACATCGATGGCAAGCTTGTAAAAGCTGTCATCAAAATGTTCATGATATTTCTTTGGTTTGGCCATGTCTGTTTTATATCACAGACTTATATTATTTCAAACGAATTACCTTGATTTCTGAGCCAGATTCCCTATAGTAAAGAATTCTATCTTCTAGATGTTTTTTCATCAAAAACACGTCAGAAGCTGCGAAATCCCATATAGTGCATTTATCCTTGGGCAAACATTTGTTATGCCAAGGATTTTGGGTTCCCAGGCGTACGCTTCGCCCGATAGCACCTTGTTTGGTTTTGATCTCTGATGCTCCGCCCACCCAATTAACCGTGTTAGCCATCGGATAGATGTTGGTGCCAGTGCTTATGCAGGATGTGCCAATAAGGACTTGGACTTCATTTTTATTGAATTTTTCTACACTTTCAGCAGGATCTACTTTCTGTAACCCAAGCTCTGCTAATCGCTCAGGTTTCGATTCACTGTGTGCATATGTCGTCGATACTTTGAGTAGTTTCATAAGCATGCTTATTTGACTTAATTCCTCAACAAGTATCAATGTTTGTCTTTGGTATGTCATCGCCTCTGCGTTGGCTAATTTCGCTATGAAAGCTGCTATGTTCTTGTTTCCAAGATGATGTATACGTTTCATCTCTAATGCATCCGGTGTCATATAGTTCGGATTGCTAGATTCTAGCAGAACGATCTTGTAGTCGTGAGGACAGATATAGCCACCCCCCACGGCCTCTTGAGTGGAAAGCGTGTGAACAGTCTTTCCGATAATACTTTGTAAAAGTTTCTCAGAACCGTCACCACGCGTTTGTGTTCCGCTGCAGAAGAGTCGATATGGAACGTTGGCGAAGACGCCATGACAGACATTTTCTAGCGTTTCCGCACCCCACTGATGGGATTCGTCAACTAATATCATTTCCATATTACTAAAAAATTCCCATTCGGGCGATCCCATCTTTAAATTAGCAAGACTATCGCCAATACATACGGTAAATTTCTTATTTAAGACCTTTTTTCCATCTCCAAAGCGTCCTACGACACCTTTTCCTAAATATTTATCAAAATTATTTAATAATTCATTGAAAATACTTCTAGAAGGTGCTACAATTGCGGTTTTGAATCCTGTTTCTCTGCAAAGTTTAAGTAAAATTGCAGATTTTCCTGCTCCGGTACACAACTGCACGTTGCCATGTTTTATTTCTAAAAGTTTTTTCCAACTCTCCTCTTGATAAGGATGTAATGTGAACGGCAGTGGTTTTGCCCAAGCCACCTTCTTTGGCTTTGGATAATTTATTGTGTTATTGATTTCCAAACAATTTAAATTTTCTGCAGCCAAATAAGGGAGAGAGCCGGGTCTTACGAATGTTCTTAAGCCTTCTTCTTCAAAAATTAATGTGTTATGGACCAATGATTTCAATTCCTTAGAGCGAGTTTCCCAAGCATCTGCATTTTTAGCACGCAACCATTTATTAGCGCCGTGTCGTTTAAGTTGATGTTGAGCAGCCGTATTGGTATAACTTAAAGTTTTTTTCAAATAGGCCATTTCTTCGGGTGTCGATTCCACGATAAAGGCCTTAGTAGGTGATTCTATGTTAAACTTCATGAAACACAAGTATATCGCAATAATTAATTATAGTCAAGAATGTGATATAAGTTAATTATATAGGTATGATGTAAAAGTAAGCAATGAGTTTACAGGAGAAAAAATGGCCCATCGTAAAGCAAAAACTGCCCCAAAAATCTTTGTATCAAATCAAGACACACTAAAAAAGATAATTTTAAAGACTCTAAAAGATGCTTCTACGATTGTATCTTCAACACTTGGGCCAGGGGGTCGCAACTGTCTAATCGAAAGTGATTTTCCAGGTTTGCCAAACAAAAACACCAAAGACGGAGTTACAGTGTTGAAATCATTAGGATCTGTGGATTCATATGAGCACCTAATCCTTGAACAGGTCCGTGACGCTGCCATGCGAACCGCCAGTGAAGCTGGAGATGGTACTACCACAGCTACATTGCTGTCTTACAATATCGTAGAACAGCTATATGAGTTTTGCGAGAATAATCGCAAATACAGCCCTCAAAAGGCTGCTCGACACATTTCTAAGGTTACAAGAGAAATTTTAGTCCCCTATATTCGATCACGAAGCATAAAAATTGGAGAAGATAACAAAGAAATGCTAAAGATGGTCGCCAAAATCAGCGCTAACGGAGACCAGGACATGGCTGACGCTGTAATTAAGGCGTTTGAAGAAATCGGTTATGGAGATGCTTCACACGTCACCATTCGCGAATTGAGCGGGCCACAGGGCTATAAAGTAGAACGAATCGATGGATTCCCCATTCCAATGGGATACGAGGACAGCATTGGTAAATTTCACACGGCTTTCATAAACGACCAAGCAAATCAGCGTTGTTTCTTGGAAAAACCCCTTTTCTTACTTTATGATGGTCAAATCAACGATATGATGTCGGTTGCAGACCTTTTAAACAAAGTTGGCCAGGAATATGTCAATGGGAATGCTGATTTCAAAAATATCGTGATTTTTGCCCATGGATTCAGCGAAAATGTCCTTACAGCTCTAGCTTTCAACTTTGCAGATCCAAATACAATCAATGTGGTTCCCATGGTTACTCCCATGAGCCAATTTATCAATAGTCAATTGCATTTCTTGCAAGATTTATCTGCTTTTACTGGTGCCAGAATGTTCGGTTTTAAAGATCAAATAGGAACTGCGACGCCAGCTGATCTTGGCTCTGGTATGGAAAACTTTGAATGTTATCGATTTCGATCAACCGTTATAGGCGATCCAGATCCCACAAATATTGAAGTTCGAGCGGATGATCTTAAGAAAATGAAAGACAATGCCGAAAGTCAGGCCGAAAAGATCTTTTTAGAAGAACGTATCGGTAAAATCACCAATGGTATTGCAAAATTGACCATTTTTGGTGGTTCTAACGGAGAACTTAAAGAAGCTCACGATCGTTGTGAGGACGCTGTTTGTGCGGTTCGTAGCGCTATTACCCATGGAGCCCTTCCTGGTGGATGCAGAATAGCCATCGATATGGCTGTAAAACTTCTTCAGGATTTTCCTGCAGGTGATCCAGCACGAGATGTGCTATTTCCCGCCCTATTGTCATTGCCTACCAAACTGTTGGATAATGCCGGTTATTCTAAGGAAGAAATTGAGTCTACATTAGCAAAACTTGTCTCGGAACCAGAATCTGTTTATGATGTTGAAAATGCAGTATTCGGAAAAGCCGAAGATTTAGGCTTGTTTGATGCAGCTAAAGCTGTTGAAGAATCTTTAAGTAATGCTGTTAGTATAGCAACCATTTTGGGAACTATGGGCGGCTTAATTTGTCATCCTCGTGATGGAGAATTTGAACGCTCTGAGGCTAGAGCAGATTCTGAGTTTATGAAAAATGTGGAAAATCCGTTGGCAAATGTCAACGAGGCAAATTTACGCGGTTGAGAATAAAATGAATTTTAAAGATTTAGCTGAGGATCAAAAGCGAGAAGTCGCCAAGTTGATGTTTCAACCTCTTAACTCTCCCGACGATCTTAAAGATTGGGTAATGTTTTACCTAGGCCTTGACATGCCTATTGGCATAGTTGATCCCGATAGTACTTCCAGCCCAATCGATGCCATGTGGGAAATCTACAATGCTGTAAAAAACAATGATGAAGATGCTAAAAGCAAGTTCATCATGTTAAGTTGCCGATCTGGATATAAAACACTCAGCTCATCCATACTAGAGACTCTATTAATGGTGCATTTTAAAATCACCATCGGGCATATGGCTTCTATCAAGGAACAAAGCTCCATTGCAATTGGCTATATAAACTATTTCTTTCTAAAACTAGAACCTCTTCTCACAGTTGCCGGCTGGATCAATAAATCACAGAATAAAAGTCAAATTGAATTTCAAACTCCCGAAGGAGAGTCTGTATATATTAAAGTGGTAGTTTGTACCGCTGCCGGTGCAAATTCATTACATACTAACCTTTTCTTTATCGACGAAGTAGATTTGATTAACAATATTCTGGCCTACGAGGAAAGCTCTAAAATTCCAGTATATTCAAAGGGCAGATATCCCATCACTGTACGATTAAGCACTCGTAAATTTGCCTTCGGCCTTATGGCAAAAGCCGTAGAAGATGCGGAAGTTAAAAATCATAAATTATTACGTTGGAATATCATAGACATTGCTGAAAAATGTCCTACGGATAGACACTTGCCCGATATGCCTAAAGTAGATCGTTATGTTGCGAAGGGCTTGCCCTTAAGACAAATTTCTCCAGAAGAATATGATGTATTGGTAGATATCGAAAAAAAGAAGTGGGAACTTCTAAAAGATGTTCACGCCGGCTGTGCCAGTTGCAAGCTATTACCGGTATGTAAAACTAGACTAGCTGATAGACCAGATAATCATGTTGGCGGCCTCTATAGACCTATCAAATCCATAATTGGGGATTTTGAAGACGGAACCAACGACATGAATGAAGCCCAGCTTATGTGCTGGAGACCCTCCGCAAAAGGCCTAGTTTATCCCAGATTTGAATCCTCCAAAGAAAAGGGTAATTTAATCACACCCGAACAGGCATATGAAACCATTGTTGGGGTTAAAAAAGAAAAAGCAAACGAATTAGATCTTCTTTTGGCCATGAAAAACGCTGGCGTTAGATTTATTGCCGGCGTTGACTGGGGCTACACCCATGATTTCGTCATAGTTATATTTGCGATGCTAGCTAGTGGTGAAGTATGGGTTATGGACTGTTTCTCTCAGGCTGGACTCGAATTCGTTGATCAATTAGAAGTCGCCAAAGGGTATAGAGATAAATACGGACCTGAAAAATGGTTTTGTGACCAAGCTATGCCATCCAGCTGCGTTTCCTTTACCAAGAATGGTATGAGATCACCCAAATTCACGAAAGATGTTATGGGAGGCATTGAGGCGCTACGTTCAAAGATAGTAGATGCCTTCGGTAGACGCTGGCTTAAAGTACTTCATACAGATGCTAATCAAAAGGTAGTAAACACATTCATAAAGCATTATTTTCAATTGGATAGTCAGGGTAATCCCACGATGTCTCCAGATGATACTCCAGGTATTGCCGACCAAGCGGACGCCATGCGGTATATAGCTCAAAATATGTTTCCTGTTAAGGGAACACAGAAACCTTTGGCAGTTTGGCCTGAAAAAGAGGGAGATAAGCCCAAAGATACTGCCTCGGAGGCTTTGATGAAAGAAGAATTAGCCAGATTAACGGCAGGAAGCGGTAGCGCCGTCAATACTATTAATTCTGGGAAAAAAGGTGGCTTTTATTGGTCTATGTGATACAATCTTATTAATATGATTGGTTATATATATAAAATCACAAATACGATAAATGGCAAGATTTACATAGGACAGACTGTTCGTTCTGTGACTCAAAGGTTCAAAGAACATTTTCATCCATCTAGTGGATCTAGATATTTAGCTAGATCGATAAAGAAATATGGAAAAGAATCCTTCATATTAACAATTTTAGAAACTGTCCAGTATGATGATAAACATCAGCTGATTGACAAATTAAATGAATTAGAAATAAAATATATAAATGAAAACAATAGTTTATGTCCAAATGGTTACAATGGACTTGCCGGTGGAACCAACACAATCGGAAGAGCTTGGTCTGGAAAGATGTCGCCACAAAGTGTTTTAATTAGAGCACAAAAACATAAAAAATCTATAATTTGTAATGAAACTAAACAGATATGGCCTTCCATAAAAGAATGTGCAGAGAGTTTTAATACAAAACCAGAATGCATACACCGCGTATTGAGAGGTATCAGGAAGCATTTTAGAAATCTTTCCTTTTCCTATTTTAATAGCAATTCTATAAAATTCTCAAAGGAAGCAAAAACAAAAATTTCTAAAGCTACTAAAAACCGATCGAAAATGGTATACAAGAAATTAACAGAAGAGCAGATAAATAGGATGAAAACTCCAATTATTTGTAATGAGACAGGGATAAAATATGATTCTTTAACTCAAGCGGCAAAACAGTTAAATTTATCTATATCAAAAATTAGTTTAGTTCTAAAGGGTAAGCGTAAACATCACAAAGGATTCACATTCTCTTTATTTTGCAAGCAATCTTTAGTAGGATACCATAAAGAGGTCTAATAATGAGTAATTTCAGCTTTTCATTCTATTTAAACGCTTATTCTGATAATAATCCATCAAACGCGCCTTCCATGAACAATTTCAAATGGATTAGGAATATCAATAGTTTACCTGTAAATAACCCTACTAGTGTGGCCTTTCAATTGGCCTCTGGTGAGTCTAGAACACTTTTTAGTGGAATGAGAACGCTTTCTCAAGATAATACAACACAGTACTCTATTGCATTAAAGCCTTTTACTTCAAATACTTATGTTTTGGCAGCTACTTCTGGAACTCTTCCCAACTTTAGAACCCCGCGCGTAGTCGGTTCAGATGCCACTACACAAGTAAATGTAACAACTAATGGTCCAGTAGCCACATTTACATCCGCAGCACCCACATTTGCCTCATTTGCTGGTCAAGTACCTGGAATGATTAGTCCTATCGTTATAACTGCTGTGAATTCAGGAACTGTAGGCAATTCAGTAGTTCTAACTGGTGATGGAAGCTCAACCATATCTGCTTTGATTTCCACATGGAATACCTCTAATCCATCGAATACGATCGCTCTAACCACTGGCAACGGGGCACAAATACCAAATAGCACAGGTGTAGCGGCGAGCTACACGGGCACTATTTCTGGAACTGCGACTCCTGTAACAATTACAGCAAATTCTGTCGGCATAGGTGGAAATTCCGTATTGTTAGTCGGGGATGGCACTTCAGATATAGCGGCATTGATAGCAGCCTGGAACACAGCGAATCCATCAAATATGATTACTCTTAGTTCTGGAGATGGAACTCAAGTTCCAAGTGCTGGGACATTTGCACACTATACCGGAGTTCCTACCGGTACAACTAGCTCTGTAACCATTACAGCAAATGTTGCTGGAACTAATGGAAATTCCGTATTGTTAGTCGGGGATGGCACTTCAGACATAGACACTTTAATTGCTAATTGGAATATCAATAATTCGTCCAATACCGTATCTTTAACTTCAGGAAGTGGAACTCAAGTTCCTAGCGCATTGGCCGTAATTACACTGGGTTCTGGTACAAATCCCGCAACGGCAGCTTTATCCGGCGGTGTAGCATCTAACACAATAGCTCTGTCGGGTGGTTCCGCTCCGACTGCCTTCAATTTAATTTCTGGCGGTGTCCAAGTTGGAGACTACGTAAGAATTGGCAATGATTTAAATTCCTCTCTAAATGTATTTTCACAAAATAATTGGGGCGAATTTCAAATTATAGCCCTGACGGCTACCAGCTTCAGCATAAATAATGGCATAGCTGTTACGGAAGGTCCTATTACTCTTGGTTCAGATTTTGCAAATCAAATTTCTATCTATAGTGCTTTGAGTGTCCAAATAGGAGATACGTTAGAAATTACTGGTGGTTTTTCTCCGGTAACCCAGGGTTCGTATTCCATTACTGATGTTGCTGCAAATTTCCTAGAATTTTACAGTACCAATGTTCTTCCGCAAGAAAGTAATATATTGACTGAAGCCATCGCCATTTACTCTCTCGCTAAGAAATTCATATACTTGGAAGCAGATCAAGAATGTGCTATAACTATCAATGGTTTAGCTGCAGGAAGTATCAAGCCATTCATTATTGGTACATCGACATGTCCGGGTGTATTTGTTAGAACTGATACTATTTTTTCAATCGCTCTTGTAAATAGCAGTCTAACAACGGCAAATCTATTTTTGGCCACTGTAGAATAAGCTTTTAGTGATATAAGCAGGGGTATACCATGAGCGATGATCAAAATAAAGCCAACAAACCGGATCAAGACGTGATTCCCACTACCAAAAAAACGGTTGCCATTGAATTTAGTCAACCAGAAGCTCAATCGGATGAAACCTCTCTCAGAAAAGCTTTAGAAAACTCACCAGCATCACGGCCAGAAAATGCACCGGCCACACCTTCTCCCATTTTAAAAGCATTAAATATAGCTTCCGGTTCTGCTAATAAAAGAGCCCCTCAGTTAGCATTCACAGAGCAACCTCTTCCTTCCGATAACTATCTTGGACTATTTAAATCCAAACGAAGACTTTTGCCCGATGAATTGATCAAGCAAATTCGTGTCACAGACCATCTTGTTGCGGCCATCCTTCGCGCTCGCAGTAACATGCTCAGTCTTTTTGGTCATCTACAAAAAGATAGATTCGACAATGGTATTGCAATTGATATTAAGCCAGAATTTTACAAGATTCTTACACCTTCACAATTTGTCAAGGTTATGGAACGTATTAAACGTTTTGAAGAATTACTATTAAATTGTGGACACACTGAAGGATTAGAAAATCAAGATAAAATGACGCTGGCTGAATATTTAGCCATTCAAGCCAACAATGGTTTGGCTTTTGGTCGTTTTGCAACGGAAATGATCTTTGATCGCTCAGGTAAACCAGATGCCGACGGAAATTATCCCTTCCATCGTTTTAGACCACGTGACGTTGGAACTATTAGATTTGCTATTCGTAAGGCCGATACCATTGGAAATACTCTTCGGCAAACCGCCATTAAATTATTGGAAAATCTTACGGGTGATAAGATTAACATCGATCTTAATAAGCTAAAAGAAGATCAGTATGCATGGGTTCAGGTTATTGATGAAACACCCAGACAGGCTTTTACACACGAAGAATTGTTAGTCTACACATTATTCCCTTCTACCGACGTAGAGCATAATGGCTATCCCGTTACACCTCTTGATACCATTATTAATGCTGTAACTACTCACATCTCCATCGATGCATACGAAAAACTATACTTCCAAAACGGTCGCGCCTCAAAAGGTATTTTGGTTATCAACTCGGACGAGATTGACGAACCAACGATGAATAACATCAAACTTCAATTCAACGCGTCAATTAATAGCGTTTCCAATAGTTTTCGAACCCCCGTATTTGGTATGGCCAAAGAAGACAAAGTTCAGTGGCTCTCTACCCAAGGAGAAGGCTTACACGATGCGGATTTCCAATATCAATACGATCAAACTGCCCGTAATATCATGTCTGCGTTTAGTATTTCTCCTGATGAATTACCCTCCTATGGGCACCTCTCTAAAGGTACAAACAGTCAGACTCTTTCTGAATCAAACAACGAGTTCAAGTTAACCGCTTCTCGTGATACTGGTCTTAGACCTTTAATTCTTCAATTTCAAACATTCTTTAATCAGCGACTATTTCCAGCCATGGACCCTTTGTTATCTAAGATCTGTGAGATTAAATTCTCAGGATTAGATGCCCAGAGTAAGGAACAAGAATCTACTCGCTTGCAACAAGATTCAGCATTGCATATGACCATGGACGAAATGCTCCAAGAAGTGGGCAAGGACCCAATTGGTACAGCTTTCGGTGGCAGCTTACAGTTCAATGAACGATATCAATTAATTTTAGATAAATATGTGAATGTCAATGAAGTAGTGGGCCACTTCTTTAAGAGCCCTGGAGCTGCGTTAGATCCGATGTTGAAATATAAACGAGATCCTTTTTATCTCCAAAACTTACAGCTTCTGGCACAAGTCAATCCTATAGCAGTTAAAGCCTATTTCGCTCCAAAACCGTTTGCATTGGATTTCCTTAAAATGGAATTGCAAGATCTTTTAGATGAGGAATAATTATGAGTAATGAGACAAACTATCGTTCGAAATATGAACAGTTAAAATCGCAGTTCATGGCATCAGTTGACACTGCCTTTCGGCTCGGCTTTGAGCAAGGTGCGCAGGCCGCTCAGACTGAAAATTTACAAGCTCAGGCTCAGCAACAAGCTGCAGCACAACAACCAGAGCAAGCTGGAAAACCAGAAGATGGTGCAGAATCTGAAGCTCCAGAGACTATGCAAGAATCCGAAAATCCGGCCGGATCGGAACTAGATCAGCACATTGAAAAATTGGAAAGCATGCTCGGCAAAACTGAACTTAACGGAGAAGATCTACAAAAAGCTTTAAAAGAAGTTAAATCCTTTAAAGAAAAAATCGCTATTCGTAAGAACGATAAAGCAATTAAATCTATAGCCAAGGCGCTAAATAAACCAGCCTTCTCGATCGGCAAACAAGCAAATCGCAATTTGACCGACGTGTCCAAAGGCGCTTTGAACATGCAAGAAAAAATTATCAATGATGTTTTTAAATCCTGGGAAACTCAAGAGCAAAGCGCTTCCAAAGACATTTTTAGTATTTTGGCCATCGAAGGTCTGACTAAGAAAGAATAAGCCATGTTTGGCATCTCCTCTGCCTCTAAAGAAGCAATCAGTAAAGTAGTCGAAGATATATTCGATCGAATTGCTTTGGGCCTTATAGGCGACATTCCACGTCTTAAACATAAAAAATTACTACTCATAAGCTCGCAGCCCAATTATGGTTTGGCAAATTTATTTGTACAAGCAATGGGAAATAAAACCCTAAATCCTATAGAAGCCGACACTCTTAAGAGTTTATTGGAGAGTTCTCACGGTTATCTAGAATCTTTAAAAAATAGAACTCGATCTAACGTTACCGAACGAATCGATGGAGCCATAAAAGAGGCTCAGATTCGCAAACAAAAAGTCGGACAGGATATAGTAGAATCAGTTATGGAAGACGAGATGAGTAAAGCAAAAGCACATCTAAAAACCATAGTAGAATCCGAAAGCACCAAATTGCGAAACGTAGGTGCTTTGATGGATATCAGTCGTGTGGCGGCCAGTATTAGTGATGCAGATCCTACCGTATTTTTTGTTGTTGTTAAAGACAATGTCACATGCAAAGAATGTATAAAATTACATCTAATGCCCGATGGCGTTACACCTAGACTTTGGAAACTTAGTGAATTAAAACAATCGTATCATAAACGTGGTGGAGATTTCCCGTCGGCTTTTGGATTACACCCACATTGTCGATGTACCCTAACATATTTAACAAAAGGCTTTGGATTCAGCGTAAATGGACTACTAAAGTACGTTAACGCTAACTATGACGCTTATTCAGCGCAAAGAACTGCCTAAAGAAGTCTAAGTTTCTTAGCTTTGAACCATACTTCTGCCTCTAAATGCCAATTGTCCCATTCTGGTTCAATTTCTTGTATTTTTCCTAGCATTTTATATCCATCGATACTAATGAATCTTTGAATGGGATATACTTTTCCAAAATTTTCTATCGCTCTACGGGCTGCATTTTCTATCATTTCTTGCGTCAATACACCAGCTTCTAGACTACTACGCGTACCGGCCCAATCGGCAAAAGCAAGTATTTTTTTATCTTTTTTTGCCATTTATCTTGACTCGCTTCCATTTCAAATCGCCTGTATTAATATCTTGATACAAATTTTCACGCATGAGACGCCAATTTTTGATTACTAAACGATCAAACATACCAAATTTCCAGATGATCATTTTTTATCCTTTTTCAAAATTTCTTGTACTTTTTGAAAATTGCCATCATTTTCGCGGAGTAACTTGTTGAATTTCCTGCTAAAACGAGTGCCAATATAATACCAGATTTTATTAGCTCGTTCTACGGGAATCTGAACTAATTTATCAAGCCTATCTTTTGATTTACCTTGTCGCATAGCATTCATAATCAGAGATGCGCGAGCGGTTTGTTCCATAACCCATTGGTTACAGCCATGATCGCAGGCACAATGAACGCAACCATCCCAGAATCCGAGCCACGTGTCAATGTCAGGCTGAACTTCAGTAGATTTCCAGTATTCAGTTTGCATCTGGTTTTCTCTTTGAATTTTCAATTAAAAATTTTTCTGCAATTAATAAGGATTTCATTGGTTTAGATTTTTTCAATGCCTCTACTTGAGCTATGGTTAAATATCCCATCTCATTGAGGAAACTTTCACAACTTGCAGTAAATAGATTATCCTTGCCACTCACTTGATAGGCATAATCGATCAATTGCTTAAAAATCTTATAAGCCGCAGCTGCCCTTTTTAAATTTTCTTCAAATTCTTTACTCATAATCTCTTATTGCCATTCCGATAGGAAATCGTGGAACCGAACCCGATCCCGTGAATCCCCAATATTTAACTGTAAGTAGCTTGCCGAACCAAAGTGAATGATTTTCGAAGTATTCTTTAAGTTTACTTGTATCACCAGACATTTTAGCTAGAAAGCGGTTTCCACTGGCCGTTTTGCAAATAAAAGCTCCGCAATGACCTGCGAGTTTACCCCGACCTTCCTCGATTCCTGTAATTTCAAACTCAGCATCATCGTGCTTTTTGATCTTTTGAAGTCCGTAGCTTCTCTTATTCTCATATAAAGAATCAGCATTACGAATCATAGCACCTTCATAGCCCTCTTTACGCCATTCTTCAAACATTTGCATAACTTGCATCTCATCTTTAACGTTAACAGTTTCTACCTTGACAATGTACTGAAGCTTTGGCATATGACGGATCATGGCGGTACGGCCAGAAAAGGGCCTTTCATTTACAATATCATATATGTGATATTCGACATCTGTATGTCTAGGATCGGCCTTTTCCTGACGTACCATCGAGACTATATGTTCGAAGTTAGTCTTAAAGGCATGGGCGTATAATTCCCCATCCAAAGTCATGTCCAAATCAGACGAGATGCTTTCTAGAGCCGCAACGATGTGTGGCATCGACGTAATTGGCTTTCTTGTACGGCTATAAAGTTTGCATTTGCCCTGTTTGATGATAGCAATGCAGCGAATACCATCTAGCTTGGGCTGCAGAAACACGGGGTAAGTGATTTTATGGGCGTGATCTTCAAACTTGTGGGCAAGCATCGGATTAATGCCACCCTCGATTAAAGCATCAGTTGCGCCAGCCTGAGCGGCTTCCATTGAAGTAACATATCCTTTTTTGAGTTGTTTTTCATATTTAGATTGAGCTTCAACAACAGCCTGCTGTTCGGGAGTAGTTTCATTCTTTTTGCCAGCATTTTTGCCTTGGTAGATTGAATCGTAGGTGCTCTGTTCTTTGCCGCTAACTTGACCATAATTGGTTACTATCTGCCAACCGACAGAATGGTTATCGTCTGGGTAAACTAAAATGGTCCAGTATTGTATAGCACCTGTGGAAGTCTTTTTGTAAAGGGAGGGCCAGCTGTAAAAGTCCAATTCTTTGGAATAGTTCATTACAGGCCCATTCCTCGTAATCTTGCGTGCACGCTCCATGTAGAATAAAAAGTAGCTACTACTTGTGGAGAATTCCCAAGATTTTCTTCTACCGTTAATTTTTCTAAATCCATATAAGTTTCTTCGAGCATATCGGCGAACTGAATGATACCTTCTTTGATGTGCTCTATGCCAGAATCCTTCTCTATAATCCTTGCCATTCTACTATCTTGCAGAAGCAAAACATCTCCATTATTCATATTATCCTTTCAAATAAATCTGATTCAATCGTTCATCTAGAAATTGTTTAGCCGTCACGCCGTCTGCTAGGACAATCTCTGATCGTGGGTGTACAAACAATGGCATTGAAATTCGATCCGATGTGCTGTTTTCAGGATTCACAACCCTATGAGTGGTTGATTTATACAAACCTTTGGAGGCCAATTGAAGCATATCACCAATATTCACGACTATACTATTTTCTTCATGCGGAACAGAATGCCATTTACCGTTCCTGTCCAATACCTGTAGGCCAGAGGAGCTGGCTGCTACGAGTAATGTAATGAAGTTAATATCTTCATGAGCAGCAGATCGTGTAGCGCCCGTATTATCTGTAAAATTAAAGGCCGGATAGTAAAGACTACGAATGATTGTGTTATCACTCATGTCGCAATCCTGTCTATACGATGTATCTCCAGAATGATTGTCAATTGCAGTCAATAATCGACCAGAAAGATCTTCTAACATAAAAAACATCTTTTGGGTAATCCCAAAAACTTCGGCCGGTATCTCTTGACCAGGACACCACTGAAAAAACTCCTTAAGATCTGGTTTTTTGGCTCCAACCGCCTTTTCAGAGCCAAATGATTTGTAGCCCATATTGGGATCTGTCTGGTTAGTGAAAAATTTCTTTTCTTCCGTTTTTAAAAGGAAGAATTGGCGCCAAGCATCCTGAGCCTCTTTGATGAGGCTACCGTCGATACCGTGGTGAGTGATCACGGCAAAGCCAGTATTTACAACGGAATCAATAAAATCACTCTCGAATCCATTTTCTCTAATATTACAGACCTTTACTTGCATGATGCCTCCTGTATGATATATTATCAGTGTAATCTTTTAAAAGCAAGAGGTAAAGTATGGACATAAACAGCATTGACTGGACAGACGGAACACAAAAAATATCAAACCATTTCACTGTCAAAGAAGCGCTTTGGCTCCCTACCTGGGGACGATTAGCCAATGAATCTGATGGGTTGACAGATGATATTAAAACAAGTTTATTAAATACTTTTGCTTGGATGGACAAAATCAGAGATTTTTTCAACGCACCAATAAACGTTCACGTAGCCGAGAGGCCGCCTGCCTATAATCAACTTATAGGCGGTGCAACAAGTTCAATGCATATGTTTGGACGTGCGGTAGATTTCGATGTATCTGGGTTGGAATGTAAAGATGCAATTGCTCAAATTCTTAATAATAATTTACTAACCAGTATGGGTCTGCGAATGGAGAACAATGGTCCAGCTCCTAGCTGGATTCATTTGGATGACAAAGAGCTAACTCCTGGACATAATGCTTATTTTATTCCTTAGCAATTAAAATTTATTTTTCTTAGAATGATTTTTTGAAGCAGGTAAAATCTGTAAATTCCAGGGAACGTGAAGTCCGGAAACATGTTTTACAGAAAGGATTTAAAATGATTATGTGAAAAACTACTAAACATACTTAAAATCATAGCAGAAAGTAATGCATCTTTCAATAAAAATACGATATTTTTTGCTTCTAAAGGCTTATCCTTAATACGTATTCCTATAATAATTGTAGTCCAAGCACCTAAATGAACTAAATAAGTATGAAAATAGCTTACGCAATAGTGTAAAAAGGTAACCATATCAACAAGATTACCATCGTCTAGAGTCCCACTCTTCCTGAGTAAGTGGTTCAATTGTAAACATTTTGCCTTTGACAGATTTTTCTACTAGCTCTAAAACCTCAAAAATCCTTACAAAAATTCGCTTACCTGCAAAACTATTATGAATTACTCTAAGATCGCAAGACTCGGTACCCATAACAATCCTGGTTTTGCAACCGGGGTACATATCTTTTAAAAGTTTTACGATTTTTTCTTTTTGATTCATTAAAGTGTTCCTATTTGTTTAAACCTAGGATGAACGAATTCAGTGGTCAAATTATTTATAAGCATCAAATGCTCTGGGTGAAGATATACGGTGCCAGTTAAGTGTGCCATTTCTCCACCATATTCGATGTTCCAGCCGTACTTATGCCATGGTAAATTCTCTTCTGCTACAATTTGAGTAGCTATGATAAATTCGTCAAGGGATTCTGAATAATACACGTAGGGTACATTTAAGGCCAGTTTTTTCATTTTTTAAATATACTCTAGCTGTCTTACTTTGTCAAGATAAACCCCTTACGGGGGTCAATCGGCATGCCATAAGCCACGCATGCTATGGCCTTCGACCAATTCTCCGCCGGTCTAGTCTCAGATTTCATCTTAATCATGGGCGCATGATTACGAACCTGGCGGACTGAAACAAAAGAATGTGCAGATCAGTCGCTAGCTGACTAATAGGTGTATCTTTTCGTTGGCTTCTCAACATCCATCTCTGGAATAGATCCGCCGCCTCTACAGAGCATTCTTAGGTGAACTTCAAACGACTTAACCTATGTCGTACTCTCTTGCGTGTCTCCAGTGGCTCCTGCTCCCAGCTTTCGCCAGGTCGACTCCACAGCTTTCCACGCCGCTGCACAAAGTAACTGAAAGAACGGTTAACCCGCATCCGCTCTAGGTGGTGTAGACCTAACTTAAGCTGGTCGTGGCGGCGGCTCCCTAAACTACACAGCAACCTGTTACAGTTCTATTATAGCATAGAAAAACTAGTTTTTGGTGTTTTTTTGAATGTATTCAGTTAAAGTAGTATTTGGAATAGTAGTGCCGCCAGAGGAACATGTGACGGTATACTGATATGCTTGTTGGCCACATTTTTTACAAGAAGGTGGGGTAATTCCAAGCCACGGATTTGGGTATTCGTGCTGACAAGTGTCCAATTGAGTGGTATGAGGACTAGTCCAAACTGTTGGTACAGACACAGTATTTGGTTTCAGTAGAGCTATTTGCGATTCTAGCAATGTGACTTTAATTTGAAGTTCTTCGATAAGTTTTAAAAGTTCTTTTTTCTTCATAAAACTATTTATATCACTATTTTTTATGTTCCATTAAATGAGTCCCCATAAGATGTGGTTTTACTGATACTTTATCGCCAGTTTTATATTTGCCAGCAGGATGGCCACCAAGTTCATGACCAGATTTTAAATGTACAGTTTCATACTTTTTATCGTTTCCAAAAGGAGCTGTATGAGATACTTCACTTTCAAAAGGAGCATTTACTGCAGGAGGTTTTTTATAAGGAGTCTTTTTTGGAGGATTTTTAGCTCTTTCGGCATTATCGGCAGCTATTTTAGCCTGATCTTCTGGTGTTCCAAAGGTGAGTGCTTTACCCAAATCTGAGGAATCTTTGGGCATCAATCCGTGAGCGCGTATTTTTGCATGTTCAGGGCTTTGAAATCCTTTATAATGAGTGGTTTCGCCTTTTGGATCAGTATGTTCTAAGCTAGATGTTGTAAAGCCACCAATTTTAAATTTATGACCTGATGGATGGTTGAAAACGTGATTTCCATGTCTATCTCTAGACCATTCGGTTTTCTGAACATAGCTTAAAGGTTCACCTTGTTCAAATTCAGAAAATGGATTTTGTTTTTGAGCCTTATTTAAGGCAATTACATTGCCAATAGCATCGATCTCGCCCATGGCAAGTTTTGGAAGTCTTTTTTGCATAAATGAACGAAATTCTTCTTTTTTATCCCATTTGTTATACAAATTTTCGGCCCTCGCAAGCCATTGATTTTTTTTCTTTTTCTTACCGAGATCTTCTGGAGCTAAAGCTGCTCCTTGAACCAGATTACCCGGAGCTGCACCTAAACCAGAACCTGCTGTCATTGCTTTTTTCAGCCGCTCTTTTTTATAGATGATCTTGCCAAAACCTTTGGGGGATGAATCTTTTTGTTTGATGCCGCCCCATCCCTTGTCGGGACGAGCTACGTTGCTAACCGGCTTATCTACATTTTGTTTAGGAAGTGACGCGCCTTGAACTAACATGGGAGGCGGTGCGGAAATACCAGATCCCGAAGAAAGAGCCTTACTTATAGGATCGACCCCTAGAATTTTGGCATGAGCAAAGGGATCTTCTTTCTTTAACATTTCTAGTAGTGTCTTATTTGTATCTTTAACAATGCGAATTTCCGTAAAAGTTTCTGTTTTAAATATTTCATCTAGACTGTCTTTTTTGTCAGCTTGTGGGGGGACCATTTCAGCGATTGCTGCCTTATTTGCTGGCAATACAGTAATAGTAACTTTTCTTGCAATAGAACGTGTTATATCCATGTTTTCTTTAGATATTTTCGCTCCCTCGATCGAAAACCCAATAGTATCCGTTGGAGTTTTACCCCTATGATCTTCATCATAGCGGAACATACCGGCAACTTCTTTTGCAGAATCTTTATACGAATCAAAAAGCTCACCCATCACATAAAGGAATGGAGTAGTACATTTATTCCAATAGTAAAGTTCTCTATCATCTTCACAGTCTTTATCGGAAAATATCTTTTTTGCTTTTAATATTTTTCCAACTATATGATCAGGAGTTGTGTTTAAGTGTTCGTAATTAAAAACACTTCCAACCAAAGAAGATATGTCAAGCCCTTCGATAATAATTCGTTCTCCGGCAGTATCAATATTTTGACTTGCAGCAATACCATCTATATACATGATATTAAGATTGCTTTTCTTGAATATTGTATTTAAACCATTGTTTTTTATATTTTCTGTTCTTTTTTAAGGATTGTAAAAGAGATCTATAATTGCCATTAACCGATGCGGCGGCATCCTTCAAAGACCTAAAAACTTGATTAGTGGTTGTATTTATTATAGATTTTGCACGATTGCCTTCTTTTCCAAACCAATAAGCCTTTTCTCCTTTTTGTCTTAAAGAGATTTGAATTCTTTCCTCTTCTGTCCAATGTTTTTTGCCAAAGTTGTTGGGCCTAAGGCCTTGGTCTATTTCTTCTTGAAGTTTTCTTCTGGCAATTAATAATTTCTCTCTAACCTCTGGTCTAGCCATCGCTTCTGTTAGAGATTCGTTTCTATTTTTAACCCATTCTGGGTCGTTGTATAAAAGTCTATTTCTTTCATTTCTTTTTATGACCAAATCCTTATCAAATTTATAGCCCGCAGTTCCCTGGCCACCTCCAGTTAGATTAGCTTTAGGATGAAGTAATTGAATTTGTTCAATTTCTAGATCTAAGGCATCCTTTTCCAATAAATTGATGGCCACAAAATCTACTCTAAATCCTTCTTCTTTTGCTATAGATTCCCAAATCTTATTTCTACTACTCCTAGCAAAAGCTCTTCTCTTTTTTCCTTTTCCAACATAGAATACTTCCCCAGTTTTTAGAGAAATATGTATGTAGACATAAAAAATATTCATATGTTAAAGATTAATACCCCATGGTTAATTAGTAATAGTAACTTTAATTATATCACATAATTTATATAGTGTAAAATTCAATTATGTCAGCTTCTTACAAATAACACAGTGAATTTTATACCTAATTTTTAGCGCACTAACCTTTTTAATATATAGTTAACTTACCATTTTCAATGAAAAGTGGTCGACAAAGTTTAAAAGGAGAAACCAAATGATTCAATCATTACAAACAGCACAGGCTCTGATCAGAGACCTTGGAAACAAGCTCTCAGTTCGTTATGCCAACAGTGCTACTATTAACACTGTAAGCATGGCTCAAGACGCTTCGGGCAATCCGATGTTGTTCTTGTCTGTCGGTGGTAACCAAGCTGAAGGCCAACCTGTTATCGCTATCCGCATTTCACAACAAAGCGCTGTCTCGACAGACGTTTTCGGAAATGCTCTTAACGCATACACCCCCCACGTTATGGATTTCGCCTATGAATTAGCTTCAGCTAATGATCCTATCCCTACTCTTGCTGACATCGCTGTCGCTAGCTGGGAATCGATCAACTGTGGCGTTCGTTGGCAATTGAAAACCATCGCTAACGGTACCGCTGTTACTGCTACGAGCATGAATGCTGCTACCCCTGTCGCTGATTTGGATAGTCTATACTGGCCTACAAAACTCGCTTAATAGGTTACATAGAAGGAGAAATCGACTATGTATACTGATAAAGAGCTTACCGCTCTCGTAGAGAGCGTGGAGAAAGAGTTCAATGCTGAACTTGCTAAAGCTGAAGCCGATCTCGGTTCAGTTTCTGCTAGTTCGCAAGAAACTACTCCCGCTGTCGAAACGAAGTTGGAAAAAGCCGAAAAAGAAGAAGCTCCAAAAGCTATGTCTTCAGAAGAAAAGAAGCCTAAAGAGCGTTCTGACAAAGAAGATAAAGCCGATGAAGCTGCTGAACATGAACCAGAAGCTGGTCATGCTAAGGAGCAAGATCCTGCACATGCAGAAGATCAAGCTTCTGAAGAAGCTAAAGAAGAACACAATGATGCTAAAGAAGATCATTGCGACTACGATGACGAAGACATGGAAGAAATGCACAAAATGTATAGCTCCATGAGCAAATCTGAATGCAAAGCGCATCATGATGCTTGCCGCAAAGCTATGGATCACCACATGGAAAAGTGTGGAGAAATGTCCATGGAAAAGTCTGAAGTTATCGAAATTAAGCCCGAACAAACGAAACCAACTGAAGAAGTTAGTCTTTTGAAATCTGAAATCGAAGCTGCTAAAGCTAAGAATGAAGAACTCAAAAAAAGCTTTGATATGGTTTCGGAAATCTTGACCAAATTGGTTAAGAAGAATGTCCCCCAAGGTAAGGCAATTACTTCTCTTGAAACTATCGCTAAGAGCGAAGTTTCTGCAGAAGAAAAAACCTTTACCAAGTCCGAAGTCACCGCCATCCTTAATAAAAAGGATTATAGTAAGTTCTCTAAAGCAGAGCGCGATGCTATTAACGATTTTTATGTAGGTAACGGAAACATTAACAGTATTAACCATTTGCTTAGATAAACGCAGCGGTTATAAAGAAAAACAAGGAGAAACAAAATGATTGAACAACTTCAGTCACTCATGAAGGCTCTTGAAGCAGGTAGTTATAATGCTGCTCCAGGTCAGCTCGTTCAGGGTGCGGCTTTAATGGTGGAAGATCTTTCACCAGTAATGCAAAACGTAACCTTTGATGACAGCCATATCAAACTTCAGAAGATCCTTCCGAAGAAAGATGTCAAGTCACAACTTCACCAATTTAACCGTCAACTTGATTACGGCACCTTCGGTGGTTCGGCTCAATTTGAAGGCGGAATCGGCGAAGAAGATACCTCGAATTACGTACGCGCAGTAGTGCCAATGGCATACTACAGCACGACTCGTCGAGTTACTGTTGCTGCAAACATGATCGGTGCTTTCGACGGCGTTAAAGCTGAAGACCGCGCTGCTGCTGATGCTGCAATGAAACTTGCTGGCGATATCGAATTCGATTGCTTCCGTGGTCAATCTGACTTCTCGAACGCTGGTGTTTTCGATGGTAACCCTCTTGCAGTTGCTAAGGTTCCGAACATGATCGGTGTCGATCAACAAGTTCGTCAATCTGACGCTCAACAAAATACCCAAGATCTTATGTTTGCTGAATTCGGTTCAAACCAAACTGTAGTTCTTTCGGCTGGTGGAACGCTTACGCAATCCCTAATCGAAGACTCTTCAGTTCGATCAGCTATGAACATGGGCGCTGCTGACAGGCTCATTCTTGATCCTATCAGCCTCTCGGCTTACAATAAGATCGCTCACGCTAAAGAACGAATCATGCTCGCAGGCTCAGCTCAAGAAGCTACCGGCGCTCATCTTCGTACCCAGTGGACCTCAAGCGCTGTAGTTTCTTTGGAAGCTTCACGTTTCTTGTCTGGTAAGACCCTTCCTGCCCGCGCTCGTGCTGGTAGCCCTGCAGCTCCTGCTGCTCCGGCTCTTGCTGATGCCGGTGCTGCTGGTTCATTGCTACAAGCTGGAACTTACACGTACTACGTTACGTCTGTAAGCATCCGTGGCGAATCACTTCCTTCACCTTCGGCTGTTGCTACTGTAGCTGCTGCTGGCGATAAAGTAACCGCAACGATCACCGCCGCTGCCGGCGCTCAATATTACAACGTTTATCGTAGTGATCTTGGCGGCAACGCAGCTCAAGCGAAGTTCATCGGTCGTATTGCTCAGAATGCTGGAAACCCTGTATTCACTGACCTTGGCAATCGCCAACCCGGTTCAGTTACTGGTTTCTTGATTCAAGGAAATACTCTCGGATTAGCTGAACTTGCTCCTTATAGCAAATTGAAACTTGCTATCAGCGATCTAAGTTTGCCAGAAGCGCACTTCAGGTTCTTGTCTTTGGCAGCTTACCAACCTCGTAAGAACGTACTTCTCGAGAACATCACGGGACAATTAAGTCTTAATAACAATCCG